CTGCCAGGGTGTCAACTTTGGAATAAGTACGTGCATAGGAGTCTATCTGAAAGCGGTATTTGTCGTAGTCGCTTGCCCCGCCTTTAGTGTTGTGCAGCAGGCAGGATATCATATTATAGATAACCCATTGGGATCCCCTATTTGCCGGGATTCTCCCTCCGTCAACATACTGCGTTACATCTGATAATATGCTCTTTATTGCACTACCGACCATGTTTTGTTATCCACTTATTTAAAAAAGTGTTTATCTTCTTATGTAAAATGCCCTTAAAATCTCTCTCTGTTGCGCCAATGTTATTATCTACCGCCCTGCGAAACCAACCCACGGGCTGTATCGCTCTTTTGAAATCTGTTCCCCGGTATTTTCCATGTCTACCAATACCGCTTGAGCCAAACTCTAACCACATACCGCTTTTTAATGCCCACATAGCTTTAGACCGGTCGTGTTGATGCTCTTTATAGTCCCTGTTTGCCTGCTTCGTATTCCATCCTACCCATACACCGCCCCTGCGGCTTCGTGTCAATGCCCAAACTTTTACCTGTTTGGATGCAAAACTTGAATAAGGCTCCACATTACGCCTAGCATCCTGAAGGGTGTATTTTGCCACCGCCCTACAGGCTTGACCGAGAAGCTTTTTGTTGAGCCGTTTCGGTAATCCATTTAATACATTATGTACCTGCTCAATGCCTATTATCTCAGCCGTGGCCTTTACCACATCTGCACAAGGTCTGTTGCCGTTGTCCCCGTGGAATAAACACGAATCACAGAAACGGGCAAAATATCGCCTGCACTCAATCCGACAAAAGTTACAATATCACCCCCTTCGGTGACTACCTTCATATCACCATCACCACCGATATAAATCACCACTGGAGACTTCAGATTAACAGTGTCACTCTGCAAGGCCGTTGCGGCATGTCCTGGAATAGCATATGCCATAATTATTAATATTTATATTTTGTTAAAATCCTTTCGCTAATTCTCGGGAACCTACGCCCCTTATCTTCACGATTGTCCCACCTGTCATTTATAATCAGATAAATAGCTGACTTAATATCACCAGGGATAACAGCAGGGGAAATGTAACCCGTAACAATCCTTACCTGAACCGCGTTAATAGAGTCCCTGACATCAGGCCAGATATAACTATCAACAGGCACAATTCGTGCGGGTTTACTAAACAGATCGGTAGCGTAATTTGTGTCAGTTACCGTCTGTGTATTCCCATCACTATCAGTATATTTCACCGAAGTAATAGAGCTAATGGGCGACATCCAGATATTAATCTCACTGGGAAACACATCTAATAAAAGGTCATATGTTTCCTCATTTAGATAAAGGTCGTATTCACTCTTTATCTGATCCTGGACAGAGTAAATTAATTCCTGGATATAAGCATCATCAGAAGTACCGTCCTCTCGTAAATGCTTTTTAACCTCCGGGAGTTCTACCGCCCAATCTGTCTGTGCCGTTATTAGCTGTAAGCTCATTTTATAGGTCGCTTGGATGTTTTCCTAACTCTCTGTACCGTGACCTTTCGTTGCTTAGGTTTTTCTTCAACAACGGCTATTTTATGCCTCACCCAGTATTCCGCCTCAGAGGCGGGGAAGTCGTAAACCTCCCCACCTATGTAAGCGAAATCTTCTCCAGCCGAGTTTTTTCCAGCCGTAGTTGTTGTAAACCTAACCTTCATTTTAGGTTGATGTACCGCAACGCATTAACTTAATGGGTTCTCCACCGGAAACTTGGTTCCCTGCGAAACGTTGCATGACATTAAAGCCTACCTCATCGGTCCCGGCAAACAGTTCATCTACTCTCGTTATTTTCAGGGGCAGACATTCGCGAATCTTATAATTCTTAAAATCCCCAAAAAATACAATATTTGCAGTAGGTTGAAATTCTTCCATCTCGTTATTAACAACAACGGGGAAGCCTTCTAGTCTGTCCGGCTCACCGGCTTGCATATGCTCTGACCACAGCGGGCGAGCATCGGTGGAGCTAAAATCCAGCGCACGAATAGCCTTTACAATAGCATCATTCATCATAAATGTACCGTTTGAACGATATGCCCTATTGATGGAATAAGCTAAATCTACAACATTAGACCTGGTAATACTCCGTGCTAGACAGTCCTCGCCCTTTGTTGCCCGCGAATTTATACCATAGGGCATTGAGGATCCGGTTCCCAGGGTAAAATGATAATTCAATCCCCTGTATAGTCTCTCAAGTAACAAACCAATTACTTCACCAGCTACATCATAAACAGAGTCCTGGAGTAATTCATTCGAAACATTCAAAAAGCTTGTGGCCCACTTATAGAAGGTCAACACATCCGTACCGATAGTAATATCTGTACCGGTTGTTAAACTCCCTGCCTCTGCGACAATGGCCGCCTTGGTGGCCGTATCATCATAGGTTGCAAATGTCTGGGTGTTACCGGTGCTCACTTGTTTCCAATCACATAAGCCGGGGGTAACCATACCTCCGATAAATGCTTTGGCAGCATCAATATAGTCTCCTAAAAGTGCAGGAACCCAGGATCCACCCTTATTGGCAGTCACTCTACCCAACTGGTCGGCCCTTAATTCCATTGCCATTCGTGTACCCTTTTTGTTTTCACTATAACCGTTTTCACCGGTGCGAATAAAGGCATCAATGGTTTTATAGAAATCAGGAGCCTCATCTTTTACCCCTTCCACAAAGTTTGTCTTTGCAGCTAGGTATTCATTGGCCTTTTCAATGCTCCGGATTGCCTTTTCGGCCTGTGATACCTCCTCATTGAGGGTATCTACCTTCTCCTGGTCAAAATCCTTTGCATTGACAGCCTCTTTTAATTGTCCGAGCAGTTTTCCTTTATGCTCGAATTTCTCTTTCAGCGTCATATTCTTCTTCTTTTTTTAAATAATTATTTATTGCTTCTATTTGTTGTAAATGCTTATCACGGGCTTCCGTATCTACTTCCTCGCCCGTTTCAGCTTCCTCGACTTCTTTAGCGTCACCGCCGCGAAGTATTGCAAACAACCCCTTGAGGGTTAGTTTTTCATTATACTCGTCTCCGAGTGCCTCCCTGACTAATTCCTCAACCAGTTCGGGTATATGTTTAATTTCTCTTTTCTCTGGGTCTTCAATCATTTCCACGGCATCCTTAACCCGGAGGTTTTCGATGTCGGTGAATGAGAATCCTAATTCACGCTTTAAAAACACAAGTGCATTAGCAACCTCACTCCTGAGAGCCTTAACCTGTGCCTTGGGGTTGGATGGGATGTTTACCACGGACCACTCTATTAATTCCTGCCCATCATTGTACCGAAATGTGGGATTGACACCATTCCTATCCTCACCATCCTCTTTGCTCCCCCATTGTCCATCCCTGCCCTTCTCGTCAGTTTTTGGCATAAAACCAACACTGGCACTCCGCATGGTCCCCCTCAATACTTTTCTGAATATCTTTTCGGCTAATGCATTTTCCTCTGCAGGCTCAAAAGTCACCTCACCAATAAGTTTTCCATTCTCTTCAAAAACTCTACTGGACCCTATAATATCATCCGGGTCGGCCTTGTGGCATATCCCGCCGCCGTAGACATTGTGTTGGTATCCGACAATAGGATTCCTGTTGTAGTTTTCGAGATCCCATGAGGCTGTATTAATTATGCTATTGTGCCGGTCTTTATCGGATGTGGATATTACAAACTCAACAGTCCTCGTGTCCTCCACGTCATTCCTCCATTCGCGGACTTGCCCATCTAAATACTTAATATCATTCATTGTTTTGTTCTTTTGGTGGTGCATCTATCGGCTGCATATTCACCTGTACATAGTGTTTATCTCCGCCATCTATGCTGTTTAAATCTTCTAATTTACGGGCATCATTAATTGAAAACACCCCGTTTTGTATCATCTGTGCAATAAATTCACCTCTATCCGTGGGGTTGCCCCGCATAAGGCTGTTCATGTTAAATTTGAAAAAGTGATCGTCCTTTTCCACTTCCGTAAGAAGCTTAGATTCTAGTTCCGCCTCCCACCGTTCCACCCATTGCGTTAGGGTGTATCTGACAAATGA